TTGGCAGTGAATCAATGGAGCGATCTGGAAGCTTATATTTCTCGTTCGCATATGAACAGTCTCCACGAAGAGGCGTTTATGGAAACATATCATGCATTATTAAGTTTTATACATAAGGGATTTCAAATGAGTATGGATGGATCTGAAAGTGAAGAATCCTATTTGTCATGGGTAGTTAATTCTGCTCCCGGCACAGGGAAAAGTACAGCATTAAATGTTCTATGCAAGAGTCTATTACAGAAAAATGCTTCAAATCAACATGAAAAGTATCCGCTATTGCTTGTGTTTAATAATAACGACACGATGAAGAATAATGTATACAAGGATGTCTCTGAATTTGCCAAGCAACATGAAATACCAGATGCCATTGCATATGTCAATTCTGATGAGATTCATAAAGTGATAGATACCATGAGGAAATATCAAATTTTATGTATTCCTCAGCAGAGACTTCGAGATTTGATGTTAGATGATGAGCACATGAATAACTATTTATTATATTACCCGCAGCGAGCTAAGAATAAGAAAGATGATGCTCAGCTTAAAGAAGTGCATAAGTGGAAACGATTGGTGATCATAGACGAGATGCCCATTTACTACGACAGTTGTGTTTGGGATATTGGCAGTAAAGATAATTCATTTGACTGGTTTGAGCATTTGGCAGATCGTATTCATTTAAGTAATCGTGAATTTAAGGAAGCTAGAGATATCCTGAGTGAGTTGATCAATTTGGAATTAAAGGACAATGTAACTTCCCATTCAACATTACGATTGAATCGATTTATAGAGGGTTCAGAAAGAGAACGGTTCTTCAATACCATCCTGGCTAAATTGGCTGATGCTAAAGGTGAACTTGAGGATATGAGAAGATATACGTGGTTTATGAAGATGTATGCAAAGGATCATATCGGCTGTATAGAACGAACGAATAAGCAAGCTATTATTTGTTCAGAGTGGCTAGACTATAGTCGTTTACATACCCATATGTTGATTTTGGACGGGACAGCACATATCAGCCAAAGTATATATGAACGTTCTGGGTTTGAACTGATCCCCATGACAAATGTTCATCGATATGCTGAGCAGTTGAATATTCGATGGAAAAATATAAATACATCCACAACATTATCTTACCGTGAACTGAAAGAAGTCAAGGAAGCGATAGCAGGAGATTTCTTGGAGATACAAAGTAAACTACAAGAAAAACGTCCAAGTTTCAAAATGATTGCATTACCTAAGCAGGATGATATCGTATTTTATCACGCTGAGGGTGTAATTACGGACGAGCAGCTCAAGCAATTTTTCACAATCAAGCAGAAGTCAGATGATGATATGAGGAAACATCTTTTCAATGTGGTAGGTAATAATGACTTTTTTAGTTTTAATGCGATGGCCTTGTTTGGTGTTCCCATTCGCCCACCTAGGCATTATCGGGAAATTGCGGTAGCCATGTATGGTGTAGACATCGATATATCCTTAAATGAGAATCGAAATAAAGGGAACTGGTTTACAGATGAGAGAATACAAAAACTATACATAGAAGATGTGTTAGCTAATCTTTCCCAAATTATTCATAGGACATCCCTACGCAATGTAAATTTAACCGAAGAAGTGGATATTGTGATGTACTCGAAACGGACAGAATGGTTAATACTGATGCAACAGGAATTTAGATTGCCGGATGAACGAGTCCATATGCATCAACTACATAATGAACTTCGATTTAAGAAAGCTTGTTCTAAGAAAATGATCGAAATGGTTAAGCTCATGGTGGGTAAAAAGAATATCAAGCTTACCGCTAAGGAAATAGGTGGAAAAGCACTATATCAGTGGTTTAGAGATAATTGGAAGGGAAACAGAAAGCAATTCATTTTGAGTGAGTTAAAGAATCATAATATATTGCTATTTGAAAGAACCTCAAAAGTTGGACGACAATATTGGTTGTTTATGCTAGTGGATCAAGATGCATTTACCGATCACGTGGTTAGCGAGCATTATCGTAAACTATTGTAGCAGTTCCAAAGGAAGATTTTCTCCCTAATATTAAGGGAAGATTTCTTCCTCTTATGATAAATTTGCAAATAAAGTGTCCAAAATTAGCCGCAAAAGGGTTGGGTGTGGGAGGGGAAACGGCGGCAGGCGATACTACCGTTTACGAAGCATAGCGAAGTGGTTTTATCGCGGTTTTGAGTTTCCCCTATCCCACGTATAGATCATACATAGATTCAGCAGGATTCATGGACAATTCAGAGTCATATTATTAATTGGCTGTATTTATCGCTTTAAAATTTTCGTATTTCATATTGAATTTTACCTTGTTGAATACTGACTGCTATTTGCAAAATTTTAAACCACATGAATTGAGGACTTGACCCTACAAAGTTTAAAATATGTCACGTGACACAATGAGCAGATTTACAAGTATAGAATCATAACACGGGAACTCTGGCTATGACCTAGGGTTCCTTTTTCATTTAGAGAGGAGCAACAAGATTGCTATTAATTTTACAGGCAATAATTATAGAAATATTACGATTTGTTACTGCAATTGGTGTGTTTTTCACCTGGATGTGGATTGCAGCCTTTTTAAAAATGAAGGTAGAAAGGGGGATCAAGTGGATTGGAAATCAAATTCGAGAAACATTAATTCCGTACATAAAAAACGCCAGAAACTATGAGAAAGCTGTAGACATAAAGGAGAGAGTTTAATAAATGAAATGGATGAAATTGAAGATCGATCAACTGGTACACGCCGAATATAATCCAAGGAAGGATTTAAAAGCGGGTGATCCGGAGTTTGAAAAGATCAGGAATAGTGTCATCGAATTCGGTTATTGTGAACCGATTATTTGTAATAGTGATTATACATTGTAGGTGGCCACCAACGTGCCAAAGTGTTGAAGGCACTCGGATACGATGAAGTCGATTGTGTCATAGTGGATGTGAATAAGTCGAAAGAGAAAGCTCTGAACATAGCGCTCAATAAAATTACAGGGGAGTGGGACTTTGAAACATTGGCTACATTATTAGATGAGTTAAAAGAAGCAGAATATAATATTGAGTTAACAGGCTTTGATTGGTCTGAAGCAGAGAAGTTGCTGGATACATTACATGAAGATACAGCGGAAGACGAAGAGGATTTTAATGTAGAGGAAGCATTACCTGAACATCCAATAACTCGAAAAGGTGACATCTGGTTACTTGGGAAGCATAGGCTCATATGCGGAGATTCAACTAATCAGCAGGATATTACATTATTGATGGATGGTAAGAAGGCTCGGCTTATTGTAACTGACCCACCTTATAATGTGGATTATACGGGCAAGACGAAGGATGCATTGAAAATAGAGAACGATAAAATGGACAATCACCAGTTTTATAATTTCCTATTGGCAGCTTATACCCGAATGTTTGAAGTAGCAGATGACGGAGCAAGCATCTATGTGTTCCACGCTGATAGTGAAGGTTTAAATTTTAGGAAGGCATTTATTGAAGCTGGATTCAAACTGGCACAATGTTGTATATGGGCTAAGCAGGCGATGGTAATGGGACATGCCGATTATCACTGGATGCACGAACCCGTATTATATGGTTGGAAGCCGACAAGTGGACACTATTGGAATAGTGATCGTAAGCAGACTACATTATGGCAATTTGATCGCCCCTTTCGGAATGAATATCATCCCACGATGAAGCCGATTCCCCTGATTAGCTACCCGATTAAAAATTCGAGCAAGTTTGGTGATATTGTGTTTGATCCATTTGGTGGTTCAGGTTCAACGTTGATTGCTTGTGAGGAAACGGATCGGATTTGCTATACGAGTGAGCTTGATCCTAAATATGTTGATGTGATTGTGAAGCGATATATTGCCCATGTTGGCGATTATAGCGGCGTGTATCTGGTTCGAGATGGTAATCAGTATGGTTATCATGAAGTTGTTGCTGAGTCGGCAAGGTCAGAGGTATCATGTGCTGACTAAACCGAAAGGGTGATTGAATTGGGTAAGGCAAAAGTGAATATGGTGATTCGGTTCCTAAAGGGCATGCAAGCCGAAAAGGTAAATGTGCTAGGGGCTGAGGAGGCTCAAGAGGATAACGAGTTGATTCAAAAGGTGATTGAGGATATCGAGTTGTTTTACGAGGCTGAATTGGAAGGGTAAGCTGATACATATGGGGAATGGGCTATCATAGTCTGTTCTCTTTTTTTGATGTCGGCGATATAGTTACTACTTATAGGGAAAAGAAGGGATTACATTCAAATTTGTTGAATTAAATCTGATAAGATAAATCAACATGTTCAACAGCATGAAAAGGGGAAGCTAGATGATCTGGAATATAAGAAATCTTGTCACATTTGTATTTGTCATTGTCATGTGGATGATTGTGGATCGTTTACACATCAATAATGCGTTAGCTTTTATAATCATTTTCATCCTGATATTTTTGATACTATATATGCCTATTCTTTTTACTGTATTATGGGATTCTAATTTGAAGAGAATTGAAAAGTTTTTACTGTCGCGAAAGAGTAAGCCAGAATACCATCTATTTTATGCTCTAGCCCATGAAATCGATGAAGAAGTAGAAGACTCAATCCGACTATTGCTCCAAAAGTATAAGGGAATTCACAAACAAGCGTTATATAAAACCGTTTTTGCTTTCTATAAAAAAGAAATTCTGACGGTTAAAGAAGAAATCGAATTGATCAAACCACCTGCATATAAAAATTACTATCGAGCTATCGTGTGTATAGAAGAAGGAAATAATACGGAAGCTCTCAAAATCATTCATGAGATTCCAACGCCATGGATGAAAAACGCGCTTCTTTCCGAATTGGAGCTGAAATCAAATCATTATGCAGATGCCATTGAACTAGCACAACAAGCCTTGCATCAATCCAAAGGTTTACAAAAGTATGTGTTATTTAAAACGTATCAACGGAAATTCCCAGAGATGCAGCCTGCTAAGGAATGGTAACCTTAAAAACAGAAGTCTATGCACATTCGCATAGGCTTTTTTTCGTGATGGAGGTGAGTTAATGAGTAAGAATAGTAACAATCCAAAAAGAAATAAACCTAAAATACTGACCAAATATGATCAATTTGTTGTGCCAAGGCTCAGGGATATTCCTGTTTGGGTACGTGAGGGGGCAACAGATGAGGAGATTGCTAAGCGATTAAATATTCATATCTGGACGTTAGGTGACTATCGCAGGAAGCACCCCAAATTTGCGGAAGCATTGGAACGTCCAACCAAGTGGGAAACTCATGTATATCCTCGGTTAGCGGAGATTCAGCAATGGTTCGAAGAAGGCGTGAATGCAGAGGACATTATCAAGAAACTCGACATTGGTAAAACGACTTGGTACGAGTATATTGATAAGCATCCGATGCTGGCTGAACTAGTCAAATGGAGCAGATCTGTCCCTATCTCACACGTGGAGAATTCACTTTTGAAAGCTGCTACAGGGTATGAATATGAAGAAATAAAAACGATTATTGAAGAGGACAAAAATGGAAAAAAGAAGACACGTATTGAAAAGGTAAAAAGGTATCAGCCTCCCAATCCGACAGCGATGATCTTCTATTTGAAGAATCGTGCACCTAACGAGTGGAATGATCGCCGTGAGCTAGTGGTCAATACGAAGGCACTGGAACAGGAGCGAAAGCAGCTATTCCTGGATATGATCGAAGCCGATGTAGTGGATGCCGATTATGAAGCTATTGAGGAATCGGTCGAAATGGAGGAAGGATATATAGAGCCGGATGATTCGCAGTCGTAACGTTATGTCGTCAGTATTTGCATAGATAAACGCCAGTTTCAGCCCTGAATGAGCCTGTAAATTGCCCAAACTAAGTGCATAAGATAAGTTATGTATGGAGTGGACTTTGCCCCACATCAACGGTATGATGTGACACACAAAGCGAAGGGTGGGGGCGAATATGGAGTATATTCAAGGGTTTGAAGCCCATTTACGGAGCAAGGATCGAAGCAAGAACACAATTTCCTGCTACATTCGGGACGTGTTACAGTTCATAGCCTGGTATCGGGGCAAGACGGAATATGGACTGGACAAGTGGATTGAACTGGATGGGGTAGAGTACAAGAAGGTTCTGCAAAGCACCAATCAAGCGATACTCACCATCAATCGTAAGATCGCCAGTATCAACGTTTTTGCACAGTGGATGCACCAGCAAGGATATATAAAGGAAGAAATACATATCGAAGCGGTCAGGAATAAGGTTGTTCGGCAATACAAAGGGTTAGCGGAAAAAGATTTGTGGAAGCTGCGGAATGAAATTCACCGTATGGGCAATCGGATGCACATTTGTATGATCGAATTATTGATTGGGACTGGCATACGAGTAAGCGAACTGGTTGGCATCCGGCTGAAGGATATAGAATTGAGTGAACGCAAAGGTTTATTGAAGGTATTCGGCAAAGGAAACTCCTTCCGTACCATACCATTGAATAAGGATGTGCGAAAAGCGATCAGCCGATATCTCGAAGTCAGACCACATGTTGAATCGGAATATCTATTTATTGGGCAGCGTGGAGCATTGGAACGAAATGCAGTCAACCTAATTCTAAACAAATATGGAGATCGGATCAACGTAAAGGTTACACCCCATATGCTCAGACATACACTTGGCTATAAGTTGGTCAAAACGACTCCATTGACGACCATCCAGCAAATCCTTGGACATGACCATATAGCAACTACCAATATCTATACCTTAACAACACAGCAGGATATGGCTGAAGCTTTGGCAAATATTGAGTGGTGAGAAGCCACTCTTTTTGTCGCGGATGGGAGGGGGGCTTCTATTTGCAGAAACAGAGCCGCCAGCAAAGTGTGCAAAAAATTTTGTGATGATTTTATAGTAAATTTGAGAAAGGAGCCAGAACAATTGAATCAATAAAGCAAGAAGAGCAGCGACAGGCTGAGCTGCTTAAGCAGTATATGGAGAAGCATTTTAAACCACCAAAAATGAAACAATTGATCGAAACGTTCTCTTTCTCTGAACTACGCAAGCTTATTGGTGAGATGGACATCGAATTCTTTGCTCTCTGCTATTTCCCTAAATATTTTGATCGAGTATTTGGCAAGTTTCACAAAGAGTTATTTTCAGAGTTAAAACATATGCTTGCAAATACAGGACTGATTACGGCTTTTGGACTCCCAAGGGAGCATGGAAAGTCAACGATCAGTTCTTTTTTATTTCCGCTGTATGCGACTTTATATGATAAATCACAGTTCACACTAATTATATCCGCTACGGAGCAAGTTGCATTACCCTTCTTAGACATGATTAAAGATGAGCTAGACACGAATACGATGCTGATTGAGGATTTTGGGATTCGTAAAGGGAGCCGCTGGAACAACAACGAAATATGGCTCAAGAGTAAAGGTGGACTGGATTCCTGCATTATGATTCGTGGCATAGACGGTAGTTTGAGAGGTATTCACTATAAGCATTATCGTCCCACCTTGGTTCTAATGGATGATTTACTCAAGGAAGATACAGCACGATCTGAAGCCAAACGAGAACAGATTAAAAATACGTTTACGGATGTCATTTTGCCTATTGGCACAAGGGATACGAATATTCTGATCTGTGGAACCATTTTGAATGAAGAGGACATCATGGCTGATTTGCTCAAAGGTAAAATCCCAGGTGTGCGAAGTGTCCGTAAAGCAGCCGTGATTCAGTTTTCGGAACGAGACGATTTATGGTCAGAGTGGGAGCGACAATATAATAACTTGCAGGATGAAGACAGGATCAATACAGCTTTGTCTTTTTTTATGGCTCACGAAAAAGAAATGCTAGACGGTACGGAAATCCTGTGGAGCGAGTATTTGGACTATTATTATTTGATGTGCAAGAAGCAAGCTATGGGAGAAAAAAGTTTTTATAAAGAATTACAAAACGATCCGCGTTCAACCGATGAATACATATTTCAGAATCTCATGTATTGGGACAGGTTGCCTGAGTTTGAGGATATGGAAATGGCGATGTATATTGATCCAGCCATTAAAGCAGGGAAGAAAAATGACTATTCGGCTATTTCGATTATTGGACAACACAAGAAGACGAAGCAAATGTATGTGGTGGATGGAAATATTTATAAACTGCTACCGGATGATTTGTTTCAAGTCGCTATTGATAAATTGAAGCTTTATCCCGTAGATAAGCTGGGTTTTGAAGTCAATCAAGCGCAAAGCTATATGAAGCAAAAGTTTGAAGAAGAGTTATGGAAAGCGAAGATACATACACCTGTAGAAAGTGTGCATTCCAAGGGGCAGAAGCATGAACGTATTATTAGCTTGGAGCCGGAAGTGAAGAAGGGTCATATTCTGTTCAATTCGGATAACCTCAGATATAATCATCAGGTGAAGGACTACAATCGAAATTGTACATATGATGACGCGCCAGATAGTTTATATGGAGCTGTTCAATTGATTCAGTCGGTCAAGAGTTTAAAGTTTTATGATCGAGGCTTATTATTTTGAGACTTTCGCTAGGTACTCATTCATTATTTTGATCCAATTTTGTTAAGCTAATGGGCAGGATAACTTAACCAGTTACCCAATTAGTTGTTTGTAGTGTTGCAAGGAAAGGGGATACAAATGGCCATTTGTTTGGACTACGAGTTAGTTGAGATAAGAGGAACCGTTGCTGTGTATAAATTTGGAAGCTGTTTGGAGGAATTAGATGGAATTTTTGAGATTGATCTACCCAAGTTGATAAATGGGGAAATATCGATGCAAGCACCAATTGGTGAAATAGTGAAACTAAAGAATGACAACCAATCTCAAGCTAAGGCCATCAAAGTATTTGGAAAGATATATAAACATTATCTTGAACATCATGAATATCCTACAAAGGGTGGATATTATGCTTAGTTAATCGGAGTTTATTCTTTTAATCTTATAACGATCAATGGAAGATATAAAAATTACTCAGTGGACTTGAAAAGGAGCGGGAATATGGGCCTGGATGCTTACGTAGTATGCAATTGTGTGAAGGAAGGAAAAGTTAAGCCTTCCCCTTTTGATATAAACTTGCTGGAAATTACGGACGAAGGGATCGACATACTGGAATCTGTAAATGACGAAATCTATGAGCTTTATCAGCAGTGGCGGGAGAACGCTTGCGAGCATGAAGACTTTTACTATTATCAAGACCGGGTTTTTAATGTCACAGGAGGAAATTTCTTTTATGGAATCATTGACCGGTTGGGGCAGGACAAATTCCCATTATTATTTTCAATTGGGGAGAAGTCACTCTCCGCCGATCAGGTCGAAAAAGCTTTAAAGGAACTGGATATTTTTGAATCAGGAGCAAGCAAGCTGCAAGGGATTTTTCTCGTAGATACTGTATCTAATGATGAATATGGGAGATCTCTTCCTGGAGAGGATAAGTGGTTCTTATCATCTGGAGGCGAGCACACTTATCAGTTAAACGACCGAGGATTCTGTATTCTAGACAGAGATCATCGTGAGCTTTTTCATTCAGTAGCGTTCGCCCAGGAAGTAATGAGTGTTGAAAAAGAAGGACGGAAGCATAAGCATGCAAGATTTCATGATTTGGAGATGGGACGAATTTTTGAATCTTCTTATCCGCTAAGCCGAAAGATATGGGGAATCGATGAGCTGTATTATCCAAAATCTTTTCAGGTCGTAAAGAGAAATCTAAAGGGATCTGATTCTCGACCCGCGCGAGTACTAAGAAGCCTGTTTGAGGCTTCCTTACAGATAGGTAATCCGATCATTTGGGCATAAAGAGACCTGAGATGAAGCATTTGAATATTAACGGAATACGATCCTGTGCTGATTACAAATCCAGACTTTTTGAGATAGCTTAATATTATTCTTAACTTAGCATAATTGAGCTAACGGGAAACTTTAGTTCAACAAGGAACTACCTTATTAAAGGTGGTTTTTTTATTTATAAGAAATTAACAACCAACAATTACATAGCCCATTTTGAAAGGATTCGATGAGATGCAAGTCACCGAACAAATCATATTAGAGTGTCTAAATGAACTCCACTCGACTGCAATAGCTAAACAGAAATATTCAGATTATTACAATGGGAATCACTCCGTTCTCAAGAACTATGCAATGCAAGAAAGCCGCAGCAATCAAAAGCTTATTTTTAATTTTCCACGTAAGTTTGTAGATAATGAAGTTGGCTATCTGCTCGGTAAACCAGTAAACTATGTGTCCAAGTCGGATCAGGATACAGCCATACATAATATAGATGTACATATGAACCATTGGGATAAGGAGCATAATCTACAGCTTCGGAAACAATCCGAAATCTTCGGTGAGAGCTTCGAGTTGAACTATATTGACTCGGATGGCCAGTTTTCAGCCACAGTAATGTCTCCTTTGAATGCCTATGTACTGGAAGATGGAACAGCAGAACGAAATGTATTACTAGGCTTACATAAATTTACCCGTCGATTCGATAAGCAAGTGTATTTGGACGTGTATACCGACCATGAGATTCTACATTATACAATCAGTAGCGATGACAAATCCATTCAAATGAGGCAAAACCAATCACCCGAGCTGAAATATATCGGTAAGCATAATCACATCTTTGGAAGAGTCCCGCTTATCTCCTGTCTAGCCAATACGGAGAGAAAAAGTGGCTTCCATGATGTGATTTCTTTATTTGATGCTTATAATGCGTTGAATTCCGATTTGGTCAATGAAATTGCAGATCATCGCAATGCCTACCTCGTGATTGAAAATGCCAAGCTGGAAGCTGAGGACTTATTAAATATGAAGAAGATGGGCATTATTCAAGTTCCGGCTGGTGGCAAGGTAAGTTGGCTTACCAAGGAGATTAATGATTCTTTTGTGAAGAATGAGCTAGACAATATTGAACGCAAAATCTTCGACATGATGGATCAGGTCAACTTCAATGAAAACTGGGCCAGTAATACGTCTTCCTTAGCGCTGAGAAACAAGCTGCTGAATTTGGAGAATCGAGTAGCAATGCGTGAAGCGTTGATGGAAAAGGCGATCAAGCAACGATTACGGAATTTCTTTACGTTTCTGCACATTAAAGAAGGCGTTCAATATGATTATCGGGATATCGCGGTGAAGTTTACTCGTAACTTGCCAACAGATTTGGTTGGGATGGCCGATGTGATTGTCAAATTGCAGCAAGTCGTATCTCAGGAAACGTTGCTCACGTTGCTTCCGTTTGTTGAGAATCCAAAGCTGGAATTCAATAAGTTTCATTCGGAGCAGCAACGATTAGCAGATGTGAGTAAGGAGGTATTAGATGCAGAACAAAAATAGGCTCAAGCGGCTGGTTAAGAATAATTGTGCATGCTATCTTGAAGTAAAACACGGTATCTCCAATTATTGCTGCTTATAAGATGGCCCATGTGTATTTTTTGCTCCAGATGATTCTTTGCCCCGTTGTAGCTATTTTGAAAATGGGGTTTTACTCATAGATGAAAAGTTAGAACAAGAATATAAGTCTGAGCGGAATATAGAATCTGAATTTAAAACAGCGCAACCGAGGGTGAACTGTCAGAAATGTAAGGCTACTTTTTCAGTGAATTCGAATCGGCAGAAATATTGTGAGAAGTGTAAGGATAAGAATGCAAACGAAAAGTCGAAATTACGGATGCGTCAGATGAGGAAAAAACAGGCTTGATGTTACGATTTAGAGGTTTAAAAAGTCCAATAAACAAAGGATGAAAAACAACCCAAAATGAGGAGTTGGTATGTTTGTACCTATTTCTCGTTTTTACGTTTTCTAATGCGTAACATTATTGTATCAGATATGACGTTAAACGAATTCAACATACATATGCGTGTTCGAAAGCTCGAATCCCAACAGGTTCAGTGTTACGCTTTAGGCTATCCAAAATCAGCATAAACAAAGGGTGAAAAACAGGCAAAAGTGAGGAGTGGGTATGTTTGTACCTTTTCCTCGTTTTTGTGATTTCTAAAGCGTTACATTGCTGTCCTGAGCATGACATTAAACGGCTCAAACATACATAAGCGTGTTCGGTTCTACAGAGTCGAATGGGCAATAAAGGAGATTGACGAAAATGAATTTAGAACAAGTGAAGCAGTTGATTGAAGAAAACCAAACGAATGAGGAATGGCAAACGTATCTTCAGGGTTTGAATCCGTATAACGTGGAAGGGATAGAGCAATACATCCAATCCAATAAGGATGCGAAAAGTTGGTTCGATAGCACGGTAGACAAACGATTCGCTAAATCGCTGGAAACGTGGAAAGCCAACCATTTGGAAAGTGCAGTGGACGCTGAGATCAAGAAGCGATTTCCGGCGAAGGATGAGAAAGAAATCGAAGTTGAGAAGCTACGAGCCGAAGTCGAAAATATGAAGCTGGAGAAGCAGCGTGAGCGGTTAACTAGCCAAGCGATAAAAATAGCATCCGAAAAGAAACTTCCACTCCCGTTAGTGGATTTTTTTATTGGTGCAGATGAAGAAGCGACGACAGCGAATTTAGCCATGTTGGAACAATCGTTGCAATCGGCTATCCAACAGCAAGTCGAGCAACGACTCAAAGGGGATGGATATACCCCTCCGGCTAGTTCAACAGGTAGCACATTTACATTGGATTCGATTAAAGGGATGTCCCCAAACGAGATTAATCAGCATTGGGATCAAGTCAAACAAGCATTACAAAACAAATAATAATAAACGAAAAGGATAGGGTGAATAGATATGTCAGTACAGAATTTTATTCCTACAATTTGGAGTGCACGTTTAAATGAGAGTTTGAAGAAGAATCTGGTGTATGGGAACGTGGTCAACACTGATTATGAAGGTGAAATTAAAGGCCAAGGTTCCACAGTAAAAATCAATTCGATTGGAGCAGTAACCATTGGCAACTATGATAAGGTGGCAGGAATCGGTAATCCGCAGGAGTTAGATGCTACACAAAAGACGTTGGTGATTGACCAGGCCAAGTATTTCAATTTTCAAGTGGATGATGTAGATGCTGCCCAAGCGAATGTAAATCTACTGGATGGTGGAATCGTGGAAGCTTCGTATGGACTGGCCAATGTGGTCGATCAGTATCTTGCTGGATTCTACACAGAGGTTAAAGCTGAGAATACAATTGGTAACGATACAACGCCTATAATTCCAACCAAAGATACAGCCTATGATTTACTGATTGATTTAGGCGTACTATTGGACGAAAATAATGTGCCGGAAAGCGAACGATTCGTGGTGGTTCCTGCATGGTACTATGGCTTGCTTTTGAAGGATACTCGTTTCACCAAAGACCCGAACATTATCCGTACAGGCTATGTGGGAGATATTGATGGCATGACCGTTTATAAATCCAACAATGTGCCGAATACCGGAGGAGCTAAGTATAAAATCATTGCAGGTCATAAGAGTGCGATTTCGTTTGCTGGTCAAGTGGATTCGGTGGAAGCCTTCAGACCAGAGAAACAATTTTCAGATGCAGTGAAAGGATTACAAGTATTCGGAGCTAAATGTATCAAGCCGGAAGCTCTCGCTGTACTCACAGCCAATAAGTCTTGATTGAAAGTGGATGATATGCAAACACACTATAATAGAAGAAACACGTTTAGGGTGTCCGTTTTGGATGCCCTATTCTTATTTTTTGGAGGGTGATGGAAATGTGGTTTTTGAATCAGGAAACAGGATGTATATGGGAAGTAACAGATCAGGAGCTAATGCTGCGGTTACAGGCCAGTAGGCATTATGAGCAAGTAGAGGAACCGCAACCAGATGAGACTGAGCAAGATGAACCTGTAACGAAAGCTCAAACGGTCAAGAATATGAAACGTACCGAGAAGGTACAGGTAAAGGAGGAACAGGAGACAGCACATGAGTGATTCATTGATTTTACTTAAACGATTATTAGGCATGGAACCAACAGACATATCTAAGGATGATATCCTGATCCATTATTTGAATAAAGCAAGGAGTAACATTTATGGCTATTGTAATGTTTCAACACTACCAGTGGAATATGATGATGTTATGGTCGATTATGCGGTGTATCTCTATAAAAATCGGGATTCGGTTGGTCTAATAGATAAACAGGAGGGAGAGCGATCTGCTACCTATGAAACAGGCATTCCGACAAGTATTCGATTGGCTCTTCCTCTACCTAAAATCAAGGTCGGAACAGATTAATGTTCTATGATACGAAGCTGGAAATTTTGGATAATGCCGATTTCACTCCTGTCCAGTTGATCATGGCAGATGCACAGCCTTATCGCAAAAGCTTTTCATTTGAAGATGGTTACATACTAGAGACGACATATCGAGTTTTCTGTCCATTAGAATCTTTATGGCAGTCGAATTGCTATGTTCGAATTAGCAAGGATATTTTTATTATTTTGGATAAGAAAGAATGGAGCGATTATATGGAGTTGTATCTGTATTGCTGTAAGCAGGATTTTGCAATGGAGGTGAAGGAGTGACACGGAGCTTAGAACCCATGCTGGATTTCTTTCTACGAGAGAAGGGAGAGCTTGTACATATCAATGGTATGCGACAGCTTGCTCTAATTCAGGATGCGACAAATACCATTCAAATGACCGATGAAAAAATTATTCGTGCAGCAACACCTTTACATACAGGAGATATCGTGGATTATCGCTATGAACGTTATCTGATCACCAGTCAGGTGGATCAAAATGAAAAGTCGTGTCGAGGCAGGATGCGAAAATGTAATCAACGACTAGCTTTAAACTGGAATGGACAGGTGAAATGGTTTGATATTGTGGTGGAAGCCAGAACGTTTTCAACGGAAACAGGTAAAGTTATCTCCATGCCAGAGGGAAATATTATAGTTAGACTACAAGACAATACAGATACGAGGGACATTACATTAAGCCAACGGTTTTATATGACTCATCAGCCGTTTAAAATAGTTGGAATGGATCGTATTCTAAATGGCATCATCCAGTTAAGCTGCACATTGGATAGCATAAATACAGCTTATGATGACGTGGAAAATAACATTGCAGATAGATGGAAGTACGAGATTGCTCATACATATGCATTACATATACACCAGGGAACGATAGCTCATGTGCGACTAAACGAAACAATAACGTTGAATGTGACCGCTACGGATAATGGGAATGAGATAGCCCATCCGCCGATTACCTATACATCCAGTGATCCGAGTGTAATTAGCGTAGATCAGCAAGGTCAGGTTATGGGTATCGCTTTGGGACAAGCAAGAATCACTGCGAAATTAACGTATCACCCAGCAGTACAAAGTAGCATTGAAATGAGAATCGTCGAAACAGGAACGCATATCTATTCGATAGCCATTACTGGCAATGCAGTTCTAAAAACAGGCCAAAGTGCCTCATACGTCAGCCATATTTATGATCATGGAGTGGAAGTGTTTGGCCAGTCTGTGGAGTGGAGTCTACGAAACCAAGATGATTCGACTCCGATCATTGGTAGCGTGACAGCCAGTACAGGAAATAGCGTGACAGTGAAAGCCGGAAGCAGTAGTGGAGCGAACAATAAAGCCCTTGTATTGACAGCCACCTTAGTAAGTGATCCTAGTATTACCATAGAAAAGACCATTAGCCTTAAGAATTTATTCTAAGCTTTATAGCTATCGGCTTGCCCTAGAGGTGAGCCATTTTCATTTTAAAGGAGCACATACATATGCAACGAAAATCCATCGACTACTTGCTCAGTCTGAGCCTATTGAAGCAATTGAGATCACAGCATGTCATTACAGAAGAAGAGTTTATAGCGATTGATGAGCTTAATAAAAAATCTTTCAAGTAGCTATCACATGGACAGAAATGGACTTGATGATGTACCGCACGCATTATATCATGTGACCGTATAAAGAAGATTTCGAGGGGAGAAACGTCTATGGCACAAGCCGCAACCGCAAAAAAAGTCGTGATCGTTCCCATTAAAACGATGGACATCGTAGAGGGAATCCAATCTATTCAAAAGAAGAAAGTCGCCGCCTATTGCCGAGTTAGTACCGATTCCGAGGAGCAAAAGGAGAGCTATACCAATCAGGTGAATCACTATACTCAATACATTCAAAACAACTTAGAATGGGAAATGGCTGATATTTACGCAGATGAAGGCATCACTGGAACCAGCACTAAAAATAGAACGCATTTTAATCGGATGATACAGGATGCCCGAAACGGTAAACTGGATCTCATACTGGTCAAGTCGATTTCGAGGTTTGCGAGAAACACATTGGATTTATTGAAATATGTACGGGAACTTAAAAGTCTAGGAGTGGCTGTATTCTTTGAACGGGAGAATATTAATACACTGGATACCACAGGTGAAGTATTACTGACCATCCTGAGTTCTCTTGCCCAAGATGAGAGTCGAAACATTTCGGAAAACAGCCGATGGGGAATACTGCGTGGCTTCCAAAACGGCAAAGTCTTCTGCAATACGACTCGCTTCCTCGGCTATGACAAGGATGAACATGGTGAATTGGTGATTAACGAGCCAGAAGCAGAGATTGTACGCAGAATATATGAGGAGTATTTGGATGGCAAAAGCTATCAGGCGATAGCTAGAGGATTGATGCGAGATCAGATTAAAACAGTCACGGGTGGCGATACGTGGTGGGATTCCTCCATTACCTTAATTCTGACCAATGAGAAATATTACGGAGCTTTGCTACAACAAAAGACGGTAACAGTAGATTTTTTGACCCATAAACGAATCAGGAATAAAGGACAGGAGCAGCAATATTTTATAGAGGACAACCATGAACCGATTGTATCCAAGGAACTATTTGAAGCGGTACAAAAGGAAAAGGAACGGAGAGCCAAGCTGAAAGGGAGCGTGATGGGGGAGAGTAAAAGATACTCCAGTAAATATGCACTCAGTAGCAAAGTATATTGTGGATGCTGTGGGGCCATTTTTAAACGCCGAACCTGGAACAGCAATAATCCATCCAAAAAAGTGGTATGGCAATGCAAAACGTATGTCAATGAAGGTAGGGCAGCATGTGATGCCAAATCGGTTGATGAGCAAGTTTTACATTCTGCATTTGTACGATTGTTCAACCGGATGTATAAGAATAAGAAAGGATTCATTAAAACGCTGAAAGCCAATATTGAATCGGTACTTTCCAGAAAAGTAGGGCAAGAAACACTATTGAACATCGAAGGACAGATGCAGCAATTGAAATCCGACTTGAAGGAATTAGTGAATCTCAAGCTGCGAAATCAGATTGATGAGATTGTATATGATGAAGAGACGAACAGACTTTCCAGCGAGCTAAACAAGCTACGACAACAGATGCTGATATTAGAGGAGGAAGAGGATCAGAAAGCAAAAATCAAGGAACGAGTCGATGAAATCATTCAGGTACTAAGCTCGCGGCAAGATATACTGGAACAATTTGATGATAACCTATTCAATGCGTTGGTGGAGAAGATCACGATTCTCTCACCAGCGCATTTTGTTTTTACCTTGAAAAGTGGAATGAGCATAGATGAAATTATAGAAAATTAATAGATCATTGTTAAATGAATTTAGGGGCTAGAGAACTATAGGCTAATACGATCAATGGGCTAACGAATATTTGTGGGTTGTATGACGGGAAGGATCAATCGAATCCCGTCTTTAACTCCTTCCATATAGATGGACTGTTTGTCCTGACTTAGCTGATAGCCTATTGCTTCTTCCCATTCGGATAGCAGACGTTGAATATCCTCATTTTGGTTGGTTTTGAATTGATCCATTTGAGTGAATAGATTTTTGTCCTCTGATGAACATGAACCCTGTTGTTCACTGGCGAGTTCCAACTGATAAAACCGCTGACGTAATGCTTCTTGAAACCAATCTGGCCAATTTGACATAGCACATTTCCCTCCCGTTGTTGAAGTGTGTGTATGTTAACTCTGATGGGGAGGGATGGCAAGTCATTGTTTTTATAGTGTGGCTAACCTTTGTATCAGATATTTACCAAATACATATAATAATTCCATTTGTTACTCGTCAGGTCCTTTAATAATAGTTATAGTAGTCTCTTTTTCAACAAATACAAGTCCATCATTAACATCCTGATAATATATATCTTTAAAATTAATATTTAACATATTTTTTATTATTCGAAAATTGTGCAGTTCATTTATATACAAATATAGCTTATTAATAATTAAACGTTGAGCATCAATGTGCATTTCTATCTTAGTTAAATCATCTGTTAATCGTTCAATATTACGCAAGTTCCATACTTTTATACCTTTTTGCTCCACCTCTTCTATTTTTACCATGCCAAACAAACTAGCCAGTTCTTGGTAATTAGGATTTCCTTCTCGAAAAATTTCTATTATCTCCTTTACTAATTCATCCAATGAATCTTCCCTAAATTTTTTCCTGAGTAAATCTGGTGAATCATCAAAAAGCCAAGAACCTATATCGTTAAAACTATCATTTCCTGAATCCAATACCCCAATTATACTAGGTTTAGTATAAAGAAATTTCTTATTCAATTTTTATCGCCTTCCCTTTTATTGTCGTTTATACTCTCCACCAATTTTTTCTGCTACCTTATCATAAAACATATCCCATGCTTCATCCATTCGCCCCTCTTTATATAACTTATTGAAATTAATATCCGATCTTAATTCCTCTTGGACTAATCGATACACCATTCGAACAGACTGACCATCAACTTTCCATCCGTCAATTCCTCTAGTCATATTGAACGATTTTCCATTGGGAGTTATTGCCCTCATCTCTAGCATATCAAAGTCCACGGCTACCATTATATCTTCTAAACTAAATGGACCATTGCTAGGATGATTATGTGTAAACACGGCATCTTTTCCTGCGTGCCTATAATCACTAATATCTATTGCCTTCTCAGTACCGACAACTGTGTCCCCAATTAAATTACCATCCTTGTCAAAAAACTGCCCATGCTCTTTAGATTCATGTCTGATTCGCTCTTCTACTTCTGTGATTTTAGTATAGTCGTACTTAATTTTTCCCGTTCCCTTAGTGCTCTTACCCGTGTACTCTCCTGATTCTAACGCATCAATCTGTTTTTGTCTCTCAGGAGAAATTTTTGCACCGGAACCTTTGGAATGCGGAACATCAGGACCAGGATCATGAAACCGATAATGATCTCCAGCAGTTCCCAATATCGGCGATCTTCTAGTTATACGGATGTTCATCTTTCGGGCTACACTTTGCAAGTAACTCCCCAAGGATTCAAAATTTGTTGGGAGACGGATGGCATTCGTTTTGAATTTTCCATCTCCAGCCTTGGCAAGGGCAGATTCGGTTTTTGCTGTATCTCCGAATAATCCCGCCGCGCCACCTTTTCCAGTATTCTTTTCTCCAGTTTCCTTGGCCCCTTTAGATAAGGAGACTTCTTCTTTACCCAGATTTCCAAGATTTTTAAATAACTTTGCGCCGCCTTTAAGAACTGTATAAATGTCTGCTGCACGTTCCGCGGCTTTTATACTATCATATCCTGCATCATAACTTTCCTGTTTGGTATCGGTATAGGGGTTGGGGAAGAAGTTATCTAATTTTTTTACGAAAGGTTCTGTGATGCCGTCCCATATAAAGTTAGCATCTTTTTTTACTTCTTTCCCAACGTCTTTAAATCCCTGTCCTACACTGGACGAATTTTTAACAACTTCCACATACTTGATACCTTTCTCAGCGCCCAGTTCTATACCATGCTGAATACCTTCGAAAGTTTCATTACGTCTCAAGATTCCTTCTGGCAAGATAAAACGAAAAGCAAGAGGAACTGTTACAAGATCCGCTATATCGACAAACGAATTCCACATGCCTTTTGCAAACTCCAAACCCGCATCCCATTCTCCCTTGAGGGTGGCACCAACGTTTTCTTTAGCACGTGCCCCCATTACGCCCTGAATTCCCTTTTCAGCGACTTGTTTCTCAAAGTCAGACAAGATCGGATCTGGATAGTATTGATGGAGGGAAGCTTTAAGCTGGATTTCAGCGCTCACACTGTTGACTTCCTGCTCCAAATCCAGCGTATCGGTGGTTGTATTCAGGTGCAAGCCATTGGTTCCTCGAAGCTGTATGCTCCCAGCCGACAGACTCAGACTGCCAGTGGCTTGAATTTGTATACGTTGGGTGCTGTTCAGGCTGACACCATGTTGGGTATTCATGGAGATGTACAGCGATCCTTCCTGTGCACTCATCGACAGTTCGGAGTTCCCTAAGGAAATTTCTTTTCCTTGGGGATTTGCAAAGGATTTGACCCCGGGATCGGCTGTTTTACGCTGATGGCGTTCTGCAGGGGATTCGACCACGGCACCTTGAGCTGCATGAGATGGAGGGACAGCAACGCTTGATGGTTTCGTTCGTACCGATTGTATGACCATCGCATCATCTTCGTCTGCACTTGGAAAATACAGCTTCACCTGCGCCCCTTTTTCAGGCATCAGATACCAGACCTGATTGCCCTCGGCAGAGTAGGGGAACCACTGAGCATCCTTGGGATTTTGCTGATTATCCATATCCAAATGTAATCGAACCTGATTGCGGCTGACATCTAATATTTTCCCTTCAATAGCCGCACCAATAATCGTTCGATTGTATATTTTAGGGACCTTCAAGCCCGCCGACAGGGCGCATTCATACGACCAAGTCATCAAGCCACGAATCAATTGGCCTTCACGTTTGGTGATGACGTACGTTTCGTGATTGCGCTCGACTTCATCTCCCAGTCGCAGCATTTGATCCCACTCAAAGGTATAGCGGGTGTAATCTCCAATCGTGGCAGATTTCCAGCCGTTAGCCTCTTGATCCAAAAAGGGAGCAATCTTGCGCTGCAATGTAAAAGGAACCTCTTTCAATTGAATATGCTGCCTGCCCTGAGGAATACCGATCCAAATTTGCGCATGGTGTGAAACGATATTAGGAACGAGTAAGGCTCCCACATGCGAAGCCAGCCGCTTTAAAAAAGTCCAATCCGTCTCCTGATACTGCATGATGAACTGGTTTGTCGCTTTTTTCTCAAAAGCTTCATCGATCTTGTCTGAGCCTTTATAATCGGCCAGTACCGCATCTACAATCTCCACATACTTTTGATGGATGTGTTGAAAAGAACGGTTTTTGAGCTGCGTATCCAGTTTAAAACTATGAGAAATGACGTCGAGATTAACCACGATCTCTTGATGCATGTGCTGTACATCTACGCAGTACAGTTGTCCCATGAATAAGGGATGCTTCTGGTCTTTGGCATCGGAATACCAGAGTTCGACTTTGTCGTCGCTGCTTGCTTTGGTAATGATTGTATCTGCCTGATCGGATTCTAAGCTGCCCGTGATCATCAGTCTGGCATGTTCTCCAAGCTCATGACTCATATGGACGTGGCTAAGACGTAGCTTGCCATAGGGCCAAGTGACATGTAAGTGCTGATAGGTAAAGCGGTCTTTTGCTGCGATGTTCAT